CAGCGAAACCAGCTCCAGTACAATCGGGGAATATCATCGAGCGAGGGTTAACCGATCTACAGTTCTACGAGCAGAATCGCGAGGCTATTATGGCCGCGTATCGCAGTTCTCGCAGAGTATAAAGGAGTATGAGAGATGAGTATCGATCTACGAAGTGAAACTCGCGCTCTATTTGTGAGAGTTTTCACCGCAAACCAAACCGCTACAGAAATAATCCTTCCTCCCATCGCGAATACCGTAACCATCGGATGCGAGCAACATGAGATCTATTGGAGTCATGAGGGAACTCATGGACAGGTACTCGGAACGAATAAAGATTGGCTCGCAGGAGGATCTAAACAACAGGTTAAGGTCGGTAGAGGTTCGAATCGAACGAATCGAATCTATATCGCTACCAAGAGCAGCTCTACCGCGGATGTAACTCTCATATTCGAGGAGACTTAAAAGATGGCTCTATACTTTGCTCCAGGTTCCTCGAGGCCTCAAGTTCATTCATTTTCGAACGTTGCTTCCGTAGTGATTACTCATAATCTCGGGTATAAACCTATGGTTCAAGTCATTGTAAATGGGGAGATCGCTCTCGCTACGGTTTCCCATACCTCATCGAATGAGGTTCGAATAAGTTTCCAAAATTCAATCTCAGGAGAGATTATCTTGAGATAATCTTTAGAGCGAGGATAGCATTCCTCTAATCTAGATTATTACACTCCATGGAGATCAAAATGGACTTTTTAGCCCCAACAAACGTATTTGAAGGCGTGGTACAACTTAACCAAGCCCCAACCGCAGATAATCACGCAGTAACCCGAGCATACTTGGAAGCGAACGCAGTAGTCGGAATTGCTACAGATAGCGCGAATTATGCTGAGCTCGTAACAGTGAACGGAGAGAAGCAATTAAAATTGAAGCCTCTCACCATCACCGATGTAGCTGTAGATACTACCGCTACAAGTATCTCGAACTGGGTTTCATCTAACTATACTGTAGGAGATGAAAAACAAGAAGGTGATATCATCATCTTGACTGGTGTAACTGGTCGCGCTCAAACTTGGATTCATAATGGTGGTTCTGCTGCTGATGCTACTGATTTTACTGAGATCGAAGGTCAAACCGTAAGCAATGCAGAAGTAAGAGCTGCTTTAAGCGCATCGAGCGGTATCGATTATAATGCTTCTACTGGTGTTTTTACTGCTGATCAAGCTGAGATCCGCGGATTCTTCTCTGCTGGTTCTGGTTTGTCTTACGATAGCGCGAATGGTGCATTCTCTTTGAATGTCGATACCGATGGCATCTCCGAAGGGAGCAATAATCTATACTATAAAGATTCTAGAGCACGCGGAGCGATTAGCGTATCTGGTAACGGTATCTCTTACAATAGCTTAACGGGAGCGATTTCATTAGCCGTTGATACCGATCACGTAGTAGAGCAAGCTGGAGCCACTAATCTATGGTTCACAGATGCAAGAGCTCAAGGAGCGATCTCGGTTACTGGTGCTGGTTTGAGTTATTCTTCTGGTGTAATTCAGTTAACTGCTGATACTGGTGATATTGCGGAAGGTTCGAACTTGTATTTCACGAATGCAAGAGCGAAAGCCGCTCTCGGTATCCAGACTCTATCCGCTCCAGATGTTCAACTTCTAACGAAAGATGTAAATAATGATCTCTCAGTAGCTTTGAGCGATATCTTTGCTGAGTTCGCTGCTGGTACTGGTTTATCTTGGGATGGAGCTGGTGAGTTCTCATTGAGTGCATCTACCTCGGATGTAAGCGAAGGAACGAATCTGTATTTCACAAATGCAAGAGCTCAGCAAGCTATCTCCGCAGATGCTAGCTCGGATAACTTGGCTCAGTACGATAATACTAAAGGGGAGATCCTAGTAGATATTAATGATTTTCGTAAAGAGTTCGCTCCTCAGAACTTGACTGCTAATACCTTCGCTACTTTGAATCATGGATTGGGTAAGAAAATCGTTCATGTATCTGCTTATGACTCAAGCGGTAATCTAATCCAATTGGATGTTCAGCTCGTAGATAGTAATAACGTAAAGGTCAAATCTGTAATCAATGTTACTGGTGCTGAGATCGTAGTATCTATCTAATCCCTCAAGTTTCCCATAATAAAGGGAGTTCGTACCTCGCTTCCTTTTCCCCCGATCCTCTCGGGGGTTTTTTTTGTCTTGCGGATGCTCGCAGATTCGTTTATACTTTGATAAGGGTAGGGTCGCTCCCGTAATAGCAGAAAACCCGTAACTAATCCAATATTCTTTCTTTTCATGGTGTTACTATGTCAACAATAACAAATAATGGCTTAGTCGGTGATCTTCGACTAGCCCAAATGATCTCTCAAGAAATCCGCTTACTCCTTAAGGATAGCGTAAACCTTCGTAATACTCCATTCATGGATTTTGTAGGTTCTATTAATGGCCTCGGTTCTGATACCGTTCGAGTTCGAAAAGCGTTCCTCGATGGTGAATCAGACTTCTCTCAGTTCACTGGTGCTACCGAAGGTGATGCAGTATCTGATAAAGCTTTGGTAGATGGTCACGTAGATGTCGTAGTTAAGCGAAACGCTCTCGCTTACTCGATCACTGATATGGCTTCTATGACTGGTATGGGAGCTGGTGATATCGATCCGTTCCGTATCGCTGAGCATATCGCTAAATCTTATGATGCTCTCTTCGCTAGGTTAACCGCTGCGGTTTTTACTGGTTTTACTGCTCAGGTGGGTGCTGCTGCTGCGATGAGCGTTTCAGTTTTGTTAGATGCTATCCAAACTCTGGAATCTGCTGGAACAAATAAAGGAGCTCCTGGGCCTTATGTATGCGTATTGCATCCATCTCAGTTCGCAGAGCTTCAAGATTCAATCCGTAACGAAACGAACGGGATTATCCAGTTTATTCCTGCTTCTTACGATGCAATCTCAGCGAAGGGATCTCATTATAAAGGTTCTTTCTTGGGTGTTGAACTCTATACCTCTTCTTATGTTTTGGATGATACCTCAGCATATCAAGGAGCTATGTTCGCTCCTGGTGCTATCGGTTACGCTACTGGTATGCCAGCAGCTTTACCAGGTGCAGCTCAAACTATGGAGATGGGTGAGGTTATGGTAGAGATGGATCGCGATGCTACGAAGGCATTGACTCGAATCGTAGGCCACTGCTATCTTGGTATGGCTATCATCGATAACGATCGCGGAGTAGAGATCGCTACTAACGTATAATCGAATCGATTATTTTTCCCTTGGTTAAGGGGAGAGGGATTTCTCTCTCCTCTTTTCCTATAATTTCAATGAGGTACAAAAAATTATGAGTAATACATTCACTCCCCAACCTTGGGCTCCGCAGCGAGCGAATCCCCAACAGGTTCTCCCCGAGCCTCCGAACCATCCATTCTATTATAAATGGCATCCATCGAACTGGATGTTCCATTATTTTGATCTCGAAGTACAGAATGGAAAGAGCTCGAAGATAGTTAAGAAGGGATTCTTCCTTCCGAATATTCGATTAGAATATATCGTTCCTGGAGTAAATGGTATCCATCAAGTTTCTGGAGAGCTTGGGAATCCAGGTTCTCGAATCGGTAAGCTCCAGCAGGATGGATGGATATATCTAAATCCTGAGCGGTTCCAATACATTAACGTTTATCCAGTACGAGGAGGAAGATACCATTCTCCAATCTGGGAGAGCGTTCGAACCGTAGGGAACCGAGTTATCAAGAAATTTGATCGCGAGGCCTTCCGAAAGTGGAGCGCGAAACTCGTACTCGATGGAACTCTATCTCCTATCGAATCTCATTTCTGGGAACTGCAAACTATCACTCATCAAAAAACGATTGATAGGCTCGCATCCTCTCAGCATATCCCCGAAGTTAAAATCGAGATGAATCAAGCCTACCAAATCAAAGATGATATGATAGAATGTATTCAGCGATTCGAATCGAATGGAATCGAAATATATAGAGAGTTATTCTAATGTCTACCAGTATACCATACGCTCCCCAGATCAAGATCCCAGAGCTCCTCGAGCGAGGGAAAGCGAATACGAGTACACTC